TCCTATCCCACATGGCCCGAACTGCTCAGTAAGGACTTTTATGCGCCACATGGGGTTGATATCGGTCATACCACTTGTACGGCCTCCCTTAATGGTTTTCTTGGCGCTATCTGGGACAGAACGGACCTTTTGGTATAAGTCAATATTTTCCATACACAACACCTACTTAATCTGTATATTCTGTTTCTGTTCAATATGCGCCCCTGGAACTGTAAGACCTCCTTTTATGGCTTCTTTAATTTTGGTTTTGCTCGGTTCCGGCTCCTTGGTAACAAGGTATTCTGTAGGGATATTAGATGTATCCTCAATCACAACCGATTCTGATTTACGGTAAGATATTGAAATTCTCGCCGTTTTGAACTTCTCACCGTCAAGATATCCAGATAAGTATTCCTTAAGCCGTTCGGCCTGATTACCTGCGGCTACTTTTCTTGCATTAAGATTATTAATTTCAGAATCAATGGCACCCTCCTCCGCTTTGAGATTTTTGTACCAGCAAGCTATATTCTCAATCTTCTTTTCCTTTTCCATCTGGAGTCGGTCCAGACGTCCATCGTCTATGATTTCCCCTGTTTCCATGTCAACGCAACCCAATATTTCTGTATCAATTTCATATAAGTTCATCTACTTGTCCTCCATCTGAATATAAAGTGTAATTCTGACCCTCTGATTTGATAGACTCCTGCATTCTTTCTACATTTTTCACTCGCTTAAGTTCCCTCTTATGGCATTTGTCACATTCCTTCCAATGTTCCGGGTCAAGGAAACATCCGCAAGAATCACATTGACTGTTATTCACAATATTCCTCCAAAATAACTTCTGCCTCCATCACAGCCATATCCTCTAATATTTGGTCATAATGCTCTTTCACCTCAGTACTAGCTGCATCTATGGCCTTTTGTGCAGTCTCTTTTCTAAAACGCGTCCAAAGATAGTGATATAGTATCTTATACTTGTCTTCCATCTTGCAAACCTCCATAATCTCTGATATAATCAGATTGAGTTGTTTTTTGTATTCGGTCGTTTATCCCTGCCAGGCTGACGACCTTTTTTATTGGCTTACCATATCCGGTGTACCGACTGGCATTCACCATTGCCCCGGCCCGGTTGGTTCCATTCCGGCGGCGGCTCATAATATCACCGCCACACATATTACCAACAATCCGCTTAAGACCATCACCGCAGCGGTCAAGCCGCGAATAATCATCCGGTCTTTCTGCCGTGGACTTAAATGTGTTTTCCCAACAGGTATGTATTCAAGCTGTTTCAACGAATTTCATCTCCTTCCTCGTCAACTCCAAAAGTATCTGTAGCTTTTCTATCGTCAGTTTACATGGGTTAGCCTTTCGCTCTCTAAATGAGCTTGTACAAAACCCTAAGTACTGCGCTAATTCATCATCATCAAAGTTATTTCTTATTTTGGCTTCTTCTATCAGTAACCTAATGCTGTCCTTTTGCCACTCTGACGGCTTCTTAGATTTCACGACCTTACTTCCTCCTTTTTAAATACTGATAAACCGCAGCTGCTATAACAGCTAACATCTCTCCTAAAATAGTGCAAATAACTCCTGCTACAAACGGATTAATGTACATTGTTTATCTCCTTCTCTTTCTCTTAATACCACGGCTCTTTCCGTTCTTCTTAATCCTGGCTCTCTGTCCCATTCTCTAAGTCTCCTTGTGTTCCTGTGTTGATGTTATTCAGTCCGGTGCCATCCTGGGAAACATAATCATATGTTCCGGCTGTATAAAGCCATGCGGCATTGGTTCCTATCAGCGCTGCCAGCGTTACCAGGAACGCTATAAACCAATGCTTTGCATTCCTCTTGCTTTGCTCTATTACCTCTACGGCAAAATACTGTTCCAGGCCTTTCCATGTTGGCTTGTCCTTCTGGTTTTCAACGTTCATAAATATTTTCCTCCTGTGCTTGCGTAATACAGGAGAAAATGGTAAAATATTCCTGTATCCGCATTAGTGTGGTTAATGTGGTTACGGCTCCGGTTGGTGTTGCTGCACCGCCGGGGCATTTAATTTATTGATTCAACATGATATCTGCCAAATCCCTCTGCTCTGCGTGTTCCTATTCCAATAAACTCACCAGCATTGTTTATAATTTCAAGTACTGTATCTGTTGCGAATATATAATCAATGTGGGATATTTCAATTTCACATTTCCATCCAGAAAAAACATTGTATTGAGCAATAACATTGGTTTTTGTGATTCCTGTGTTTGGAGTCAAATGCTGACTGAATGTAGCTGATGTAATATCCACTGGATTCTTCCAATTGGAAATATTGACAGAACGTTTAAAGTCTGTACCATTCCTACTTGTGGCTTCTTTATAGCCTAAAGAAATAAACGCTTCCATAAAAGAATCCTTAAATGCTTTTGATAAAATACAAGGACGGTTTGAATAAATTAATTCTTCCCACATTTCTTTTGTGTACATAGAATAATCATCATACACCGGGATTTTATTTTCCCATGTAATCGAAGTGATTAATTTCTCAAAAAGGTTATAAGGTTGCTGCAACTCCTTAGGAATTTTTGTTCCCTTTGGATGTGATTGCTTAAATATTTCCAATTCTTCATATGACCTTGCTTTCTTGTTCAAAATCAAATCTGAATCTCCTACTAAAGCTATCTTAACTTTGCACTTTTTAATAGGTTCTAAAGTTATAACACTTTCTTCTTTTTTGTTCATATTTCCTCCTATATCTGACCGTATTTATATTGGTATCAATAATACAATTAAACAATGTGCTGTTATAATGTGTTCTGTAGCGTGCTCTTTGATTGCGTGTTTTATTATACTGTATTGGTTAATACCAATATAAATACGGTCAGACAAATTTGTAATATTGGTTGGTCTGCTGAATTGGCAATATTTTGTTTTCTAGTGTTGTGTTCTATAGTGTTCTGCAATTTTTTGTTTATGACAAAACAATATATTGCCAATTCAACAGACCAATTATTACTATTAGCTAATTAAGGAAAGAATTTCTTCTAACTCAGTCAAATAGCTATATTTCTTTTTGAATGCCCTTAATTCTTCCTGTGCTTTATTTAACAAACTCTTATATTCATCTTCTTTCCTCATTACCAGTTGTACAGGCTTATATTCTCCTGTCCTATCTCCGGTATTGTAAAATAACCTTATGGGTGTTTTTTCTTCGGTTTCTTCTTTAATAATTACAAGATTACGTATTACTTGTTGCGCCTGATGTTCTCTATATTTTTCCCCTGCAATAGAATCATTCCACTCAAAACATTTGTGCAATTCTGTTTTTGGATTCCTGGCATGTTGCACTATATTAGATGGAGTACATTTAATTGCTGACAATTCATCCGAAACTTTTTCGGCATCTGCTTTAAATATTCCATTAATATTCCATGCAGCTTTCACTTAATCGCCTCCTACTCTAAGAAATAAGCTTGTCAACCTTTACTTTTAAAACATCTGCAACCGCTTTAAGGCTCTTTACTGTTGGACTCGAATCATTCCATTTACTAATTGCTCCATTTTTTAATCCAGCTTCAATTTCAATAGACCTTACACTAACGCCTCTTTCTTCACATATTTCTTTAATTTTGTCATAAATCAATTTACCATCTCCTTTCTTTAGAAAATATTCGGCAAATCTATTGACAAAATACAGAAACTATTCTAATATAGAGTTACCACACAATTTATTAGAAAAATACATCTGTATCGGCCTTATTTCACCGAAAGTTTTCTGTGCTTATACTACTATTATACAGAACTCTTTCTAATTGTCAAGCCTTTTTTACAGAACTTTTTCTGTAAATTAGAAAGGAGTTTTATGACTGTCTACGAACGAATTGAAAGCTTAAGAAAATCAAGTGGGCTTTCACAAGGAAAGTTGGAAAAGGAGCTAGGTTTTTCCAATGGTTCTGTTTCTAAATGGAAAAACAGTACTCCTACATCAGAACGGTTACAAAAACTTGCAGATTATTTTAATGTAACTGTTGACTACCTGATGAATGGGAAGGAGGAATCCCCAGAAGCAAAGAAGCCCACTCTTTCTAATAATGAAGAGCTTAATGTAATTAATGATGTTGACGAGATTATGAAACGCATAAGGAACAATGAAACAGTTGTCCTAAGATTTAACGGCGAGGATTATTCGGGGGACGAGGATGAAGATAAATTATTAAGAGACTCACTGTTATCACTTTGTAGGGCAGCTAAGATTAAGAAAAAGCAGGAAGGCTTTGGAGAGTAGCGATTGGAGATTAAAGATACTGTTTTGAATCTGGTTGAAAAATACGGAACCAGAAATCCTATGGAACTTGCGGACTATTTAGGTTTTATTGTACAAAAGCATGACCTGGGGAAATACTCAGGTTACTACATAGAATACGAAGGAGTACCGTGCATATGCATCAATTCCCGCATTGCCGATACAAAATACAGTGATATTGTCTTAGCCCATGAAGTAGGTCATGGGGTGCTACACCAAGGTACTGAATGTATGTTTTTCGGAGGAACCTTTTTCAGTAAGGTTAAGCCGGAGCAAGAAGCAAATATTTTTGCTGCGGAGTTATTGATACCTGACACTACTATATTAGAAAACCCAGGGTTAAACAAAAAGCAACTTTCCTGTTTAACAGGATACAGAGAAAAACTTTTTGACTTTAAAGAATGGAGATAGCCTATGCGTCCAAGTCAATACCATTATATAAAGCGCATGTGGGTAAGAAGTTCGTATAAGAGAAAAGAAAAAAGGAAACATATATTATTGCTACCATTTCGACTGGTTTATAATTTTTATAGTTTTCCTTTTAGGTTAATGGTCTATCCATTTAAAAGTAGTAGAAAAATAAAAACATATAAAAACGATATGTCTACAGAAACAATAAAAGGTATTTTGGGTGGGGTATCAATTCTACTTATAACATTTTTAATATTATACTGTATTCAGAATTTCTTTTATTTATTTGGCTACGGACCTTTAATATTGTTTATAATTTTTTTATCTATATTTATATATTGTAAGTGGGCCAAAAAAGAAATTGATGAATTACCAGAAACAATTTTAGAACACATAAAATCATTGGCTGAAATCATAAACACCACCAAAGATGAAGATATATTTGAAACTTCATTGAATGAAATTAAAATAGAGTTGAATAAATTGGTACCTTATGAAAAAAGTGGGTTTCTAGGACCAGAATTTTGTCCATCAAATGACCTAGAAAAAATTATTGCCAACGAACAATTAACCAGAAGAAGATTTGAAGAAAGAAAAAAGTTTGATGTAGAACAATATGCAAAAATGTGTAATTCCTATATTGAACATCAAGAAGATATGGAACAGTATAAAGATTCTAATTGAAGCACAGGGCTGGTGATATATATGAGTATAAAAGGCACCACTAAGGAACTGTTTGTGGGAAAAAAGGAATCTAAAATTATAGACTTTTTGGGTAATTCCACAAAAATTTCTTATTCGGATTTAAGTAAAATAGAGTATTGTTATTTTCAAATTGGTGTAGGTGGTGGATATCTAGATTTTGTTTATGGCCCAAATAATGTAAAGCGTTTTGATTTTAATCATAAAGCAAATGACAAAATAAAAAGAACCATTGAACTAATTGAAGAAAATAATCCAGAATTAGAAATCATTGAACATTCTACTGAAGATTATAAATTCTATCAAAAGGATTGGTTTTATCTTCTAATGCTCTTTATTTGTTGTATGCCTTTAGGACTGTTTTTAATGTGGTATTACAAAAAAGGCACAAAATCAACACGAATCATACTTACAGTTTTATTTATAACCTTATGGGGGACTGGGTTATTTTCATCATGGCCACGCACTTACAATTATCACATAACATTGAATGAATATAATCAATGTACTACTGGGATGACATACCAAGAATGCGTTGATATAATTGGTGGAGATGGAGAGCCTATGGCAGAAACTAATATCTTAGATATTAATTCCACCGCATACATATGGTATGGAGATAATTCATCAGGTGCCAATGCAACTATGTATTTTACAAATGGAAAATTGACTTCAAAAGCTCAGTTTGGTCTAAAATAACAAAAAACCGGCCCCTGCGCCAACAGGAACCGGATTGCATACCCGAAGATATGCACTATAATTCGCACCTATATTGTACCATCTTCGGGGCGGCTTTGCAAGATATTTGCGGAGCTGTATTTTTTATACCCATTTTAGGGAAATTAATTGAAGGAGGAAAGAGAAATGACAAAGAAAGCCCCGAAAAAGAAAAAAGGAGAACTGCCATCCAAAAATATCCGTGTACAATTATACTTATATACGGATGAAAAAGGTAAACGGCATTACAAAAGTTTTGTTGCTCCATCACGTAAAATTGCACAAGAAATGGCTGCTAGATGGAAATTAGATATGAAGGATAAGCCCATAGAGCAATACAACGTACCGGAAGAGGAAGAGGACGAAGATATAACAGTGAGCCAAGCTATTGAACGCTATTTAAACGTCAAAAAAGGCGTTTTAAGCCCTTCTACGCTTAGAGGGTATGTTGGTATGCAAAGACAGTATTTTGACGGCGTATTTGGGCGTAAACGGCTCTCAGAGCTATCTAATCCATCTGTACAGATATGGGTAAGCGATTTGGCAGGGAAACAACTGTCTCCCAAGACAGTTAGAAATGCCTATGGCCTGTTATCCGCATCTTTGGAAATGTTTGCACCAGATTTAACCTTAAAGGTCAAACTTCCGCAGAAAAAGCGCCCAGATTTATACTGCCCCAATGACAATGATATCAAAAAACTGTTAGACGCTATCAAAGGTACAGATTTAGAGATAGCCGTGTTACTGGCTGCATTTGGCCCACTCAGACGTGGAGAGATAAGCGCCCTTACTGATAAAAATGTAGAGGGTCGTATTATCCATGTAAGAGACAATATGGTAAAGGGGCCAGACAATCAATGGTATATTAAGCAGCCAAAGACGGATGACAGCACACGGGACGTAGAAATGCCAGCCTTTGTAATTGACCGGATATCTGGCAAAAAAGGAAAACTGGTTGACATGAACCCGGATTATATCACACATAGATTTGGGCGTGTGCTTAAAAAGATTGATGTACCACATTTTCGCTTTCACGACCTCCGACACTATGCTGCATCTATTATGCACGCCATAGGTGTACCAGACCAATATATATTGCAGCGGGGAGGATGGGCCAGCGACAATATCATGAAAACTGTATACAGAAATGTGATTGACCTGGAATCCGTCCGGCAAAACAAAAAAATCAATAAACACTTTGAAAAGTTCATCATGTGATAGAATAGCATATTTTCCGTGTTGCATCGTGTTGCATATATCTTAAATATTATAATTATTTCCTCCGTGACAGACGGAGGAAGTGCTATTCAAAAACATGAAAAAACCTTGCAAATACGTTGTTTTCTACGTGTCTACAAGGTTTTAAGGAAAAGCTGCTGACGGGAATCGGACCCGTAAAATACAACGGTTTTATGCGGTTTGTAGGCTCCGTGTTGCATTTCGTGTTGCATATTTCCGAAGATGGTACTTTATTTATATAAGCGTCAGAGTCAAGTTCTGGCGCTTTTATATTGAATTAGAATCCTCTATGTACCAGACATCCAGTGCCCCATTGTCCTGGCTATGCCAGCACGCCCCCTCCAATGGACCGTTTGGTGTAGGGTCAAAGTAATACCAATCCCCCGAACCATCATCCGGGTCACATGCACTTCCATTCCAGCGGTGCCAGCTGGTGCAAGCATATCCGTCTTTGTTAAACAGATACCAATGGTGATTTATGACACACCACTTATTAGCCGGGTAAGTTCCATCTGGTCTGCGGTACCACCAGCCGTTATTATCCTTAATCCAGCCAGTGCGTCCCTCTGTCACCCAGGTTTTCATAAATTCATCCGGGGTGCGATATAGTTTCTTGATTCCAGATGTGCTACTTCCCCAATCCGGCAATTGGAAATGTGGCTTGTCCACAGGAGACTTCCAATTTCCACCCCATTCAAGTCCCAAAGATACACCGATAGCACCTACACGGTTAAAAAATCCACCAATTTCATTATAAGCTCCAGCTCCGTCATTGCGGAAGATATCAAAGGCAGTACCCCACTGATGATATGAGCTGTAGCTACTGCCTGGAGCATTAGTTACAATGTTCCCCGGTTTAGTCCTGCCCTGAGCATATAACGCATCCTGTTCTGCCACAGTTCGCAATGTTTCGCCTATCTTAATTTTTAATCCCTGTTTATTACATTCATCCACTAACTGACCTGCTAAAAGCTGTAAGCGTGGATGACACAATGTGATATCTCTCATAATCATCCTCCAATTATACTGTTTTTCTGCTGCTCTGTAATCCATCCAAGTAATACAGCCCGGTTAAGCTCATCAACGGTTAATGGCCCTTTTCCATTGTTATATAACCTTTTTAACGTTGTATACATGTTACACCTCCAGCTGATTTAAAATTATTGCATCCACTGTATCTTGCAATGTCCGCACTGTATCCCGGATATCTGGCCTACGAAGTTTAACAACCATAATGCTATCCTTCACTTCATTGGTTTCATAATTCGGCTCTTCCTCGGTTCCGGTATTTACTGTTTCAGATGAAATGACATAATCCATTTTCTTGCGCATCTCAACCAGCTGAGTAAATCCGGTTTTTACTTCCATCGGCTGACCGTCCAAACCAAGTATGTAAATTTTTTCTGTATTTGTCGGATTAAATTCGGATTCTACCGTTTCAAAACTATCTAGGACGGGAAGAAACGACAGGGTTAGGTAATCGCCTGATTCTTCCACCCCGTTTGTAATTAAGTCGTATTTTGTGTTGTTTAATAGTTTTAATTGGTTCATTTTACTCCTTTCATGGGTATGTTTTTATATAGCAAATAGCAATTTATCAGATAAAACCAACACTGATGATTTTAACAATTTAAAAAACTCAATTGTTATGGTCAATGTCACCGGATTTGCAATTGGAATTGACGGTAATAATGTTATAATCCAGTGGCTAACCGGAGAGAATAGAGAATTTGGCTATGCTCTTAATGTTGGAATCATGGATGGCACAATGCAGTTTTTCTATCGCGAGAATGGTACGTGGAAACCCTCATGGAACAAATAATCACTTGGTCCATTTATTAGTCCAGGTTTTACCGTCATAGTAATCATAAGCAATTTGAGTATCATTAATACTGAGTGATAATATATTTCCGTCATTATATTGTTGCTGAAATGCCCATTTATCATCACCTGAGTAGGCAATGATTTTAATTGGGCCACCACTTAGTTCCACTTTTCCATTAGCCGCCGCCGCAACGTTGGATACATTTGTCAAATCACTAATATTGGCCTTTTGGCTTAAATTGCTATTTAAGTCATTAATCGCGAGCTGCATTGTATTAGCTAAAGCCAATGATGGAACCTTATCTGTAGCATCAGATAATACGTTAGATATAGCAGATAACGCTAACTTCTCCCGGTCCAGTTGCTTTAATGCATCAATTGCTTTATTGGCTGCATCAGTTACCCGTTTTATTGCCTGTTCTGTTTTGTTTAAGTTTGTCTCATCCAAATCCGGCTCAGAGTCATTAACATACACAGTAGGTATATATTCTTGGATATTTTCTATGTTATTCATGTAACCTCCTTACAGATTAAATCTAGCCAAATATAAATTGTAGTCAAACGCAGCCCCAGAAGCTCCAATATACAGGTAGGCATTGCCAGTTATTCCGCTTAAGGTAAATGTTTTTTCTTGCTCCCATTCAGCGCCGGAAGAGCTACTTCTTCCAATTGACCCATCAAGTAATATGTCACCTAGATTCGGATTATATCTATATTGCACGCTTGAACCGGACTGATATGCTTCCTCAATATAGTTTTCCACCCTATTCCGGCATACCATAACCTTGCAAACCTTTCCGGTTCCAGACATTTGGACCGTAACCGATTTTACATTTGTAAGGTTGATGGGTAGGTCAAAAACAAATGCGACTGTTTCTCCTGAACCTGCACTTGCTTCTATGTGGTCCTTTGACAGTTTTACCGTACCAGTACCTTGTCTATATGTTGTATACCTAAAATATGTAATACCCTGTGAGCCATAAAATGTCCCGAATAGATATGGGGTATATGGGTCCTCATTTACATATCCTTCCCACAGTCCAGGACCTACGCCTGCAACATATTCACCTTTCTTAATGACCGAAGGGGTTAGGTTTTTAACCGGATTAATAGTGATATCACCATTCCCGTATTTTCCAGCAGTCTTGACCGTGATTTGTTTTGCTCCAGGACCGATTGTCTGTGCATTAAATGTTTCAATGTTCTGGGTGATTTTCCCACCTGAATAATATCCAGGTTCAAGTTTTATTTCCCCGTTTGCCGGCAATATAATTGTTGGGGATTTTTTGTCTGGAAGTGTTCCGGTCTGTTTCTCCTCGCTTCCTTTCCCAAGGAATATATTACCTTCCAATACATCCTCTGGCATTGCTGTTAAGTCATCCAGATTCGCTTGACTACCAAATTTATGTAACGCCAACTTCGCCATATACACCATCCATTCCACTAACTTACAAAACCCTGCCATGTACCAGTTACCGCCCCTTCACCTTCACCAACAGTCACGCCATATTTTATCACTTCCGGTCGCAATCCGCTTACTTCCAATACAATAATATCATACATTACGTATTTTCCTTTTGTTTCAATCACCTGTTTACCAGGACCAGGGTCAACAAATCCACCTCTGTATGTTTCAAGGTTTTGGAAGAATGTATCATTTCCATCATGGTATCCAGGCGTAATATTATATGTTTCATTTACGTCCATCTTTTTATTAATCGATTCAACATCTTGCATTGTCCCAGACTGTTCATTATCAGTCCCAGCTCCATAAAATGTTTTTCCTTTTCTGACTCTTGGTGATGTAGCGGTTAGGCCGGTCACATCAACCCCACTTCCTTTAAACGGTAATCCGATTCTCATTGTCATATTCCTTTCAATACAAGTATGAAATCTGCTGTTGGTTTCCTATAATTACATGTAATGGTCACTGATCCATTATTCGTTGTTATGTCGGTGATATACCCCACGCTTCTGTCCACGTCTTTCTGTTGCTGTTCCGAATTAATGACAGGATACTCGAACATTGGCACTGGGACATCCGTATCATTTATACCCGCATTGTTTACAGTCTGTTTATATGGTGCCTGGGTGCTCCACCCAGTTTTAGGGAAATCGAGCCTGATTGCCCCAATCATATCATTAACTGTTCCTTCTATCTTGTTAATGGCCTTATTTGTATTATTGATATCATCAGCAGAGAATATGTCCCCTACCTCCACATATTCGGTTTTATCATCCAATGTAGATAGTCCGGTTTCAGAATCAGTTTCAATTTTGTATTTACGCATTCCAGAAAATTTATCATTTTTATAATCAGTTTTCAAACTCATAGGCTTATACTCCTGTTTCCTAATGTTTTCCTTCCAAGTGTGAATGCAAGATGGTTTGGACCTGGACAGGATTTTACAATCAGATTCCCCAAATCATAAATGATTCTTTCTATGGCGTTGGCCTGATAAACTGATGTGTATGTTATCTTATCAGGGGTTAGCGGGGTGTTGCTGTCTGTATAGTATGCATTCCTTATTGCAACTATATTTTTTTTCAGACGGTCCATTTCGTAATCCGTCCTATGGTCCTGCGGTTTCCATGTCTTAGATACAATCGTATTTCTATATCCGTACTGATTAAGGACATAAGATACCCATTTGATTGCCTGTTCGACACGGTTTAGGTCTTTGTAATCAATGTAAGCCTTGTCGGTTAATTCTATTATGTCTGACTGCGTACGGTCAAAAATAAGGGATTCTAAATACTTACTCATGTATTTTTACCTCTGCCTTAATTTCGTTGGGAGAAAAGCTATAATTGTAGCTCTCAATAATGCCTGTGCGGTATCCATCGTAATCTGTATCAATCTTGACTTTCTGTCCTAATTTTTTTGTTCCAATAAGAACATCCCCCACCACATTTTCTGCTCGCTGATAATATGCATATACGCGGTCAAGCACTTGCTGCGCATTACCACTATAAACCAATGTTGCGTCTGTTACTTCACGGATGTTTTTATTAAATACAATATCTGGATTTTCTTTAAGGATTGATGTGGTGAGATGGTTGTATCTCTTACCAGTCAGTGTTACATTTCCACCAGTTCCAGTTATATAGGCATAGTTATCCCCGTGCTGACCAATGATTCCACCAGCTATGTCCAGACTGTGATAAGGCTCGCTAAAAATAATCTCTGCTGTTCCATTTAAAGTATCATTATATAATTCTTGCGCTTCATTAGATTTTTTATAAGTATGTACTGTCAGCCTGATTCCAGTAACAATATCAGAATGCTCTAATGTAACACCGGAAAACACTTCATCCGGCAAGAATTCACCACTCAAAGCATTCTCCTGTGGATATATAACAATTCCATCATAATTGCTTGTATCTGCAATAGCTCCAATAGCAAAGCATATGTATACTAATGCGTTTCTCTTTGTGGTATACGGTATGTATCCATAAAGCGGAATATCTGAAAATGATTCATCCAATAAATAATTAAAATCTTCATTCTCAAATATTTTTTCTAATACTTCAGAAACCGGCTGGCCTGTATATATTCCTCCAGCGAACTCATTACCATCCAATACACCCACTGCATCATGCGCGTCCATATGGTAATCTGTTTTGTTTTTTCTTGCGCCGTTTTTTAGATAAAAATTCCCTATCAACTCTCCATTAAAATACAGTGTAAGCTTCTGCTTTTTTTGCAAATCAAACGGTATATTAGATGTTGTTCTGACCGTAAAATTCAAAGTGTTGATACTTATGCTTTCTGATATGGCATTGATTTCTTGCAAACAGTTTCTTTCCAGCAATTCGTTGTCCAGAAAGTCTCTGTATATTCCATAATCTATTCTGGTGACAAATACCGGCCTGATGGGTTTTGATGTCTGTAAAAATGTGATTTCCAGCTTATTATATCCTCTCACATAATTATTACAAAAATATCGCACTGAATCCGGGTAAAACTCCATATCTGACAATAGGCTATTATCCGAGTACCACTTAATTCTCATTCTGGTGCAATAATCGCCCGACATCATATTAAAAGTAAAAAGCAACCCTACACTAGTAAATTTCTGATTAAATGTCACTGTTAACATGGGGGATTCAATCAACGTTTCAGTTGTTGATTTCGGGTATAAAAACATTCCTGGATGCAAACCCATTTGAGGTTTAAGCCCCTGGCTCTGCTTAATATACCCAAACAATCCTTGCTCATTTGATACTTCCGGGCTTATGTATCCGTAAGGAAGCGGATTATCTGGAAAATTAATATACTTTCCATTTAATAAAGAAAACCGTGGAAAGCATAGAGCGTATCCGGGATAAGAAATATCATCCCGCTTTAATTCCGGGAATTCTTGCTCTGTTATCGTCCCACGCGGATGTAAACCAGGGCCTGGATGAAGCCCTAATCTCGGTCTTAATCCAGGTCTTGTAATGGATGCTGTACTATTTTCTTTGGCATAAGGGGCCAAATCGTCATAAACAATCTTTAATCCCTCAGTGTTCTGTTCTGCGTCAGATAATATGGATTGCTTTAAAAACACATCACGGCCTCCTCTGCGGCTCCATAGCGGTAAAGGTAATAGATAACCCGGTCCAATGGTTACGCTGCCCTTCTTTTCCATTCTTGCTGATTTTTATTTCATCATCCCCGCTTGTTATGTATGATTCAAACTCTTTGGTTTCCTGTCCGTAGGGAAATACCATATAGTGAGACTCAACCGGAGCAGATATGATTTCGTAAAACGTATCATAGTCAGCCGGATTACTTCTTTCCGCATCAATATCAAGCGTATAATTGTAAAATGTACCAATGATATCCCGGTGCATCCTATAAGACTGCAAACGTCCAGAATTTTCACTATCTGCGACCGAAAAATTTCGCTTTAAGGATTTTACCCATAGGCGGAGATTAACTCCGTCTATGGTAAATACTCCGTTCCCATTCTGTGCCATTATACGCTGCCCTCCGTCACCATTCTTACACCTACACGATTATTTTCGTTGTTTCCGAATTTGACTACAAGCTGACCAAATCTTGTACCATCAAGTATTAGCTCTGCTTTAGCAATCTGGTTTCCGCTTGATATATTGCTTTCTGCCAGTGCTTCCTTAAGAGCTTGCTTCATAGTTGATAGCGGGGATACAACTTCTGTTTCACGGTTGTTATCTCCCAAGATAGCAGCAAACATTCCTGCCCTTGGTGGTACTACTGTGCCGGTTGCAAGCATTGGCATTCTATATGGAACCGCTGCATAAGCAGACGTGGGGTATGCAGAACTGGAATAGGTTGAACTTCTTCTATTTGCGGATGATGCAATTCCTGCTATGGTAAATCCTGCGAATGCCGCCACACTTCCAGCTACAGCGAGCGCTATAGGGTCTTTTAATTGTGCTGCAATTACTGCAATTAACAAAGCTACAGTACCTGCTACTGCCAGTATTTTTGTTGCTAATTGTTCTCCTGGTGTCATTTTATCCCACGCCCTGGAAACTTGTGCGGCTAAATATATGATGCTTCCAACAACTGCAACAATAGCCAAAAATGCAGCATTAGCAGGGGTCAAAGAGCTTGTTACTTTTTGTATCACTCCAATAAATCCACCTAAACTACTTATTATTGAGGATATACTACGAACCATATTAGCTATACCTGTAACGAATTCAGCAAACTTCCATGCTGCAAAAAATGCCAGCACTGCAAGTGTAATATTTTCTACCAATGTCTGATTTTGACTTACCCAATCCGAAAATTTAGTCAACCATTCTACGACTTTTTCTAATGCAGCTATGATAACTGCCCCGGTCCACTCTCCTAATGGCTGTAAAAATTCTTCCCATAACCATATCCCCAATGGCTTCAGTGCATCAATCACACTATGTATTGCTTTCAGGGCTGCTGCAATTAAATCAAATACAGTTGGCAACGCTTGCTCTACTCCCCATTTTGAAATTGGAAGTAGTACATTGTTAAGAAACCACAATATCAAGTTTCCAACATCTGATACAATAGGTTTTACAGCAATCAAAATCCTGTCAAAGCTTTCCAGCAAAGGTGAAAAATCCAAATCCGCAGACCATTGTTTTAAACTTTCTGATGCTTGACGGAAAAATCCTGTTATTTCAAGAATAATATCCCCAAGGTGCCTTAAAATGTTTGTGCCAGTATCGCCAGATACCCACGCCTTATCAAAGTTTGTAACTAGATTACCAACTGTATCAACCAGATTTGCAAAAGTAATTAGTAAATCATCCGTGATTGCTTTCCCATATCCCTCTACATTCCACACCTGCATAAACGATGCGCCTACATCACTTGCAAGCTGCTTAATAGCAGAGAATGTGTTTTGCAACGAACTCATTACCTGTGGGCCATTTTCAAGCCACGATTCCTTAAGCGGGTCGAACAGTTTCCCGAGCGTATCCTTTATAGCCTCTGCCTGTAGCTTAATATCATTGGATACTTCTTCCGTGGTAAACATATCCTCTGGTTTAAGCTCGTTCTTTTCTTCGCTTTTTTTCTTTCCTGTTGTTATCTGTATCAGCTTGTCAAATGGTGCTAATGCCTTTTCTGTTTCTTTGGCTGCATCCTTGGTTTCGTCTTTGGTCTTATCCAGACTATCCGCATAATCCTGCTGAACTTTAACCGCCTTGACAAATGTATCCTTTCCAGTTAATGCCGCCAGCAGTTGCGCCGTCCAGGTGACGGCCTGGGATAACAAATTGATGAACTGTGCCAGGGCCGGAGCTGCATACTCAACCAACGGGGAAAAGGCTGTGGCGAAAGAGTTTTTAAGCTGAGTCATACCGGACATCAGCATGGATAACGCCTTATTGGTATCATCCGAATACTGGGCCAGATTATCCATACCTTCTTTTAATCCGCTTGTTACTGCGGAAATGGAGCGGAATACAGTGCTAAATAAGATAGATGTTGCAAGCATTCGGCCCAACCCCATTCGTGCACCGCGGGATGCTTTCTCAGTACCTTTTAAAGATTTATTGAGCTTACTTCCGCTTTTGCTTGCTTTCTGTTGCTCATTATCAACACCGAGCAACTTTTTCTTATAATCCTGCATTGCCTTTTTGGCCCTCTGCAATCCTGCTAATGCCTTGTCATATGGCGCATCTCCAAGTCCATAACCAGCCTTTTCTGCATAATACAATGCGTCCTTATACCGGTCCACTTCGTCTTGTAAATTTCGTACACTTGGAGAAAGACTTTGTATGGATTTAGAAGCAGATGAAAATGTATGTTTCATAATGCCCGGAATATCCTTAAAGGCCTGAGGTAGCAATTTTATATAATCCATTGTGCCAGATAGTGTCCTTTTGATATCTTCGCTGCCTGTTTTTGCACCATCCGTATTGATTTTAGTATCTATTAATACAGTTCCATCAGGTTGCAAAAATATCACCTCACTTTAGCAACTCTGCAAAATAATAAAATTCTTCTTTAGATTTGTCAGTGGATTTTTCAAGTTCACATAACTTTTTATTGTTCTGCAAAAACTCCTGCTCCCACTTTTCTAAGCGCTTCCCTTTTGACAGTTTCTGACGGATAGAAAGGACCTGAGAAAATAATCCATCCCCAATTTCCATGAACCATCCGTAAAAAGTCCACCAATGTATTATTTGGAATCCGCGTGTCTCAAACCCTGCAATCCTATTAATAGCCGGAAATATAATTCCTGCGTCCTGTTCCCAATCAATTACACGTGGTGATGGTGTATCCTCATGAGCAACTCCACAATCAATAAACCACAATGCTTTTTCAGCAGCTTCTATCAAGTTCTGTGGAGGTGGGATAACAGGCCAGTAAAGGATTTCAATCATTGACTGAGTTTTTTCCTCATCGGATAATTCATCATCAGAAAACGCTGACAAGATATCCAATATGGCTCGGAAATCCTCACGGATTTCATAGTTTATCCCATCTACACAAAGGAATAAGGGCAGGTTCCATGCCGCACTCATTTCACCGGAAACGGATATTTTCCATGACCAGAATTATACTGCTGTGTGTATTTTCCGGCCTTGCTCTCCATTTCCTTAAGATTCTTTCCGGTTTCCTGCTCAATGATTTTCTTAACATTCTCCAAGATTACCAGCGCCCAGGGGGTTCCATCTTCCATAGGGGTAAATGGACTGGCAATTTTGAAAAAACCAGAAGTGTCTGCGTTAAACAGATAATCAAACTTTTCCTCGAGTAGTTTTGCGTATTTATCTATGATATCCAAGGACATTTTTTCTTCATCTTTTCTATCCTGTATACCTTTTAATTCAAGCCACATATCTTCAAAAGCCTTATATGTGGCTTGTTGTCGATTAAAAATATCCAGGTCTGTAGGAACAAATTTCAGTGTTGCCAGCACATCACCATGCTGGTCCGTGAAATCATAATATTTAACAGGACTTTCAATATTTATTGGAATATTAGGCATGTTTTAATCTCCTTATTCAGATAACGACGCAGGGCTTGATTCATCTGCGGTAAAAGCCATTGTCGAGGGGTCTACAGCGCCAAGAGTCCTATCTCCTACATAATGCACTGTATGCGCTGCGGAAACGCCTTTCAGTCCGCCTGCAAAGTCTCCCAATTCAACAACACCCTCCTGCACCCATGCGCGCATCTTTCCTGTAGTGTCGGTTTTGTATCGCTTTACACAGAGATATTTCAAGCGCAAATCTGACAGGGTTGCCCTTTCCTCCATAAGTGTATCTATTTTCTGAGCGTATTTACTTTCGCCCGATACATTGGTTGGGTCAACCGTCATACTTTCTGCATATCCTGTAATGTCATAATTGTTATTACCAAGTACATCCTGGCTTTCTTCTGTCTCAGGATTCATGGATATGGGCATATCCTCTACGCCCTTTCCAATAATTTCAAGCTTATCTTTTGCAATATTTGTGGTGCTTCCATCGGTTATCCAAAAGACCATAAAGTCTTTTCTTTTTGCCTCTCCATCGGCATAAGTCCACGTTGCCACTGTTTTTTCTCCTTTCAAACAAAAATAGAGCCTCACATAAGGCTCTGCGTCTTAGCGTCTGGCTCTACCATCTTTCAAAATCGTATTTATATTCTATTGATACCGGAAGTATCCAGTCCTGCACACCATTTTCCTGCGGTTCCAGCCCATATGAGTTATCACGGGTAACTTTGGTTATCTTCCTTCCCTGGGATAATGCGGGGTATTTTGATAATCGTTGCTCTTCCCCATCAATCACAATCGGTTCCCGGCATAACCATTTTCCGAATGTATCAAGAAATTCCTGTATGCTCATTTTTTGGCGTTCTCTTGTAGAGGATGTGCGGTATATAATATAGAAGGGATATTGACAGGTCTGGTGTACTCCACCAAGCACATCCTCGGTTTCTGAAAATATCAAAGCTCCGTTATCTGCTGAAAATGCAATTCCACTATCCTCACCCAATTCTTCAAACTTGACGGTTTCATTTTCGTACAAGCCTGGGAATTGATTAAGCAAAGCCTTTACAGCAGTCGTTAATACATCATATCCGCTTGCGTCTTTGCCTATTGGTTTACGTTCATCATCCACGCATTCCACCTCCAGCCGTTTTCTTAGCTTGCTTTATCCATGATTTACCATCTGCTTTTTTGGCTGCATCAAACCATATAGCCTGTGCTTTTGGATGCGCTGTTTTTGTATATTTCAAATCCTCTTTTGCTTTTGTTTTTCCTCCATATTGGCTTACTAATACCTTTTTAGTCCCCTTTGTAGCCCAGGTACTACCAGTAACAGTACTGACCATAGTTTTACCCTTGTATAAGAAACGACCAGCAGGGCCATAGGCGGCATATGCTTTTCCACTCCCTTGTACTGCGGCGCTAGCTGCTCTGGTAACATCCACAAAATTGCCTGTGACCATCGGCATAAAAGTGACCATACTATTCATGACATTTCCGTCAAGTTGATACTGCGCGTGCTGGAATTGTTTATTAAACCGGGTCAAATCAAGTTTGATTTTGATATCACCATCAACAACGGAGAATCCTTTAAAATGTGTTATTTTACTTGCCATACTACTTACCTAATATTTCAAAGTGAGGAATTACAGAGTATGGACCACCAACAGAAGATACCAAATATACAAAGTCATACTGATTATTCATATAAGCATAAAACCCGTCACGATAATCTTCATCGTTTACTGGACCGTTGTTCCATACTCCTTCCCAGAAAAAACAATCGTCCAAAAAATCAAAGGTGATGGTATCGTCCAATAAATCATTTACCTGTTTCCTCCACTCCTTCGGAGGAAGCCAGGGTAATACTTTGCCATCAGCATCACGGATTATCTGTTTACCATCTTGTAACTCGTAGACTATATGTAACTCTGCATTATCCGTGCTCTCTGGCCCATACTTTTTTAGAATTGCGCCTTTGTCGGTATTAAGGTCAACGCCTGATAATACATGGGGATACCAAATACCAACGCCAGTTGTGGATGATTCGTAGTAATTAAAAACTGTCACCGTGGCATTGTACATAAGGTATCCCCTCCGTTATTTATTCATCTGTTTATACATCTGGTTAACTCCTGTAGCCGCCAGGCCAGACACAGCACCGACTGCCACAGCTGTGATATAATCCGATGCTGGGAAGTCTGGGATTGTTCCCATACCAAGCGCGCCCAGAACGCCACCCACAACAGCCATAATGACCGGAATCCATTCGTCCGGTATCTTCTTTGCTGCCTTGCATCCAAGGCCGACCACATAGCTCAGGGCCACAATAGCCACACATGTTCCCAACGTTGTAATGTCCATATTTACCCCATTCCGGCGTACAGTAATGGAACGCCACTATTATCTCTTACTCCCATCAGATACACTTTTGCAGTATCATACAGGAGCTTATTTGTTTCCTGTTCATCCCCCACCACCGAGTATATATTACTCCAGGCTTTAGCTCCATTGGCTATTTCAGAAGGGGATGCATAGCTGATTAATTCGGAACCGGATGACTTTGACGTGATAACGCCTGCGGTTGCGCCGCCGGTCCCGCTGGTTATGCTTCCAGTGGCGGCAGATAGCGCCTGTTTCTCTGCCAGTTCCAAACCATACAGCTTATCAGCTAAGACGCATACGGCTTTCTTAATTTTGGTCTGCGCTCGTTCATTGTCTGGGAGGCCGTCAACCAATCTGTCAAATGTTATAATGTCAAGAAAGTCGCTTGCCCGTTCTGCTTGTTTATCAAATGATTGGGAATCCGGTATGACATTACCGTAGTATTTTGTTTTGTAAAACTCATAATCTGCATATGCCATTCCGGTTTCTCCTTACTTACTTTGTGTTTTCTTGCTCCCTGTCAGTTCTTCGCCGTCAGTATCCAGGGATAAAGTGCTGGCGGCTACGCTCCCCCCGCGCCGATACTTCCAACCACGATTCCGTCAATTCGCTCTGCAAAAAGTTCAATTCCAGACACAACTGTATCTGATGCAGTCATATTGGTATAATCCGCCTCTTCATGAATTCCAATATATCCAGTTTCGTCAGAAGTGAACGAAAATGCTTCGTTTAAATCAGCACCATTTACTGGGATATAATACAATACAATGTTGTCAGCCGCCGTTGCGTATATCTTCCCTTTCGGAACAGAACTGTTAAAAATCACAGTCCCAAGACCCAGGAAGTTTTCTACGTATGTCATACCAAATGCGGTCTGCAAAGTAATGTTTGCAGATGCAAGATAATCGGCTACATCCAATGGATTAAGAAAATAAACAGCTTGGATTTCATCATCTTCAAAAAGTACCTGTAATTGCCCCCATGCCTGGGCAAGTGTTGCCTGAAAACTAGCACCGGTTGCTGTCCCTGTGCCTGTTGCCAAAAAATCAAAGAAATCTTTTCTGATTCCTTTCTGAACATCTCTTAGCATTTCATCTGTGGTCATATCCACTGCCTGGTCATATCCTCGGTCTATAATGGCCTCTGCAGATGTTGCTTTCCTCCATTTGTGCAGTGTGATTTCTTTGTATGTGACAGGTTCTGTCTTGTACTTCGATAGCGGGATGGTGTCTCCTTCTGGTACTTCTCCGCTTTCCAATGTTCCGGTTGCCTTATAAGACTTAAGGACAGTACCCGCCTGTTTCGCAATCTTTCTTGTTACCCCCAGGGCTTCCATTAATTTTTTAATGGAGTAACCAAACATATTAGTAAATTCAACTTCGCGCACTCTTGCCAAGTCGGATTTTTTTATCAAATTTACTTCTGCTGCCATTATTTTTCTCCTTCAAATAAATGCATGTTTTGAGCTATTGCGGCGCGCCGTTCACTTCGGTCCTTGATAGCCATAATCTCATCTTTATTCATGGTGCCAGAACTACCCGATTTTTTAGGAGCAGTAAACCTTGCCATGTTCTGCTGTATTTGCTGCTGCGCATCATCAACAAATGCCGAAGCATCCTTTTCTTTCATCTGGCCTATAAGGTCATTCAGCCCCAAGATTTTACCGTCCTTCAGCTTTAATCCGGCCTCTTTTACTTCTGCCATGATTGCACGTTTAGCCGCCTCGCTGGAAAACTTAATACCCTCAAATTCTGTTTTAAGCGCATCTGCAAAATCACGTTCATAAAGCTGTGCCTGGGCGCTCTTTTCGGCTTCTGTAGCTTTCTGTTTCCAGTCAGACAGTTCTTTCTGCATTGTCTCCAGGTCAACCCCTTCAAAGCCTTTCAGTGTTGTTTCGGCTGCTTCTGCTTTTTCTTTCCAGGTATCCCGGTCAGTAGTCAGATTGTCATTTTCCTTCTGCAACTTTTTAAGGTCTTTCCCATTTTCAGCCATGACAAAAGATATCTGTTCCTCTGTCAATCCCTGTGCTTTTAATTCTTCGGTTTTCATTGATGATTCTCCTTTTCCGTTATTAGGTTATTTATAGGTGTGTAACCGTCCACCAACGGTTTGCCATTTTGTAGGACTTGGCGTGTCCAAAAACGCACATGCCGGAAATTTCATCCGCTTTTCAACCTCCAGGCTGTTCACGCTATGCGCTAGAACCTGTTTCTTTTAAGGACATGTGCTATAGGAGGGAGGTCAATATAAAGAAAAAGCCAAACAAACTCTTGCATCTGTTTAGCTCTGCGTCTGGCGTCTGGCTCTAAAGTTATGTTGCAGGTGATAAACCACTTTTATCCAAATCACTTGCTTTACCTTTTGCAATATTCATTATGGATGTATTCTTGCATATAGGGCAAAATACGGGAAGGTTTTTCGCAACCGTATCTGGTCGTATTTTAGTCCGAGTTTTATTGTTACATATAGGGCAGTACACCCAACCGTCTTTTACCATGTTTTCACCCTTTCTGCTTATTCCTACTCCCATTTTACCTTATTCAAAAAAAATAATCGTCCCCACATTTTAAATATACCATTGACTTTACGCCCTTTTGGGCGTATAATATAATCAGTGATAAAGAAAGGGGATAAAAACAATGACAGTAGCCGAGTTAAAAGAAATGATAGATAGCAACGATTGGGATATTAAATATAGTAGGTTTGGAATCCGCATTCAAGAACTGCCATTTGAACCTGGACCTATGGACCATAAATCGAAGGTGTGGATTGACGAAGAGGAAACAGACGAAGAACTGAACGGTGTATGCGCCATTGATTTAAACGCCCCAGAAGCCGCCGAATCTCTTAATGGTAACGGATATTTTGGTTCCTACATTGCTCTGATTGGAGGCTATAACTACGAGTACGGTTTTGATGCGGGGGAAGTTATTTTAAAAGATGCGGAAGTGCTGTATATCATAAAATAATGGAGGAAATCATGAGAAGATACCCAGATTGTATTAGGACAGATGGACTTTGTGGGGCCTGCTCCGCATCCAGTTACGGCAGGGATTGCCATAACAATAATATCAACAAACTATTGTATCAACGTTCTTTGGCCGGAATGACCCAGCAGCAAGTAGCTGACGCCGCAGGAATGAATATCCGTCAGATACAGAAATTTGAATCTGGAGAAAGGGACCTTGGCAACATGACCCTGCGTAATGCCTTGTCATTGGCAAAAGCCCTTGACTGTGAGGTGGATGATTTAATATAGGAGATAGTATGGCACCAAAAAAAGATATATCGGGACAAACATATGGATATCTTAAGGCAATTAGGTGTACCGGAGATAAGAAGAACGGAAGCTATTTGTGGGAATTTGAATGCATCCTATGCGGGAAGCATATTATAAGGCGTATTGGTCTAGTTACTGGTGGAGAAATTATTTCATGCGGTTGCTATAAAGCCAGGAATCTTAAAAACAGGCCATTGCCTGATAAGGTCGGTCAAGTTTTGGGAACAAACATATCCCGCATTACCTCTAAAAAGCCCCAGTCAAATACATCGTCTGGGCATAGAGGAGTATCTTTGCATCGCCAGAAAGGTAAATCAGATACTTGGATTGCTTACATATACTTTCAAGGA